ATAATCGTAAGCTGAGATTATTCTCTTTGCTTGGACTACTACACTTGAATTTACGACTACGAATTTCCATATCTGCACCGTATTAGGAGAAGGAGAGTTTAATCCGAATTCAGAAGGAAGAATACGAGCATAAAAAGTAAAGTACTCGAAATTATCAGTATTAACAACTGAGGAATCTTCTTTTCCTGTCAAGTAAGTGAACCAATTGAGGCCAGAAGTCGGACTCCTTGCTGAGATGTAGTCACTGACTTGTGGATGAACTCGGTAGTAGCCCAATTGTTCTGCTGTATTGTAAGGATTAGGAACTTTAATAGCCTCCCTTACATTGAAAGCTTCTCCATCATTGGCAAGACGCTGAAGTTTACGTTTCAGTTTAGTCCTTGAAAGGATATCAATATACCCAGCGTAGTCTCCATCTGCTGCTACATCTCCTGGAGCTACATTGTAATCCCAGACTGTATTGTAGGGATCTAGACGTTTCAGTTTAGTATAGGACTTGTTATCTTTCTTAATTCCACGAACTCCTGGATTCAGTAATTCATCCATCACAGTGTATTGTTCTATTGAAGTCCAGTCAGCTTCTACTGCTGAGAAGTTATACTTAACTCCATCGCGCAGAAACATCAGAAGTTGGCGAGGGTATCCTCCTATTGAAGCATGGTCATCCAGAAGAGTTTCCAGTTGTTCTGCTTGCTTCTTAGTCTGAGGAGAAGAAACAACTGGGAACATAGGAGTGCCTGAAAGGAACACATCAGCTAAGTAGGCCACCATAGAATCCACTTGACTGATAACAACTGGAGGAGTCGTAGAGGGAAGATTCATTACTCCTACTGGGGTTGTAGCTGCATCTATTCCTTGACCTGAGACTACTCCAGTTGCTGAGTCTACGGTAGCATTGTAACGGGCATAGGCAACGTCAATAGCCTCCATCTTGGTAAGATAGGAGGAGAATTTCTTATGTTCAGTTAGAACTCTCTGGGAGAACTCGACTATCTTAGCCTGAGAATCCTTTGAGGGAACTACTGTCTTTGGGGTATTAGTTGGAGTTGCTGGAGTTACTATTGGCGTGGCCATCTTATTATTCTCCCTCTTTCTTATCTTCTTTAGAATCCATTGGATTGGACTCATGCTTGGCTTTCTGTTCTGCTGTCTCTGTGAAGATGGAGTTTAGGAGTTTATCTAGACCAGGATTATTATCCTTAGACGCAAAGCGTCTTAGAGTTAATTCTACTTCGTCCATCTCCATGTTAGTGCTCTTCTCATCCCCCTTTTCCTTGCCCATTCCAGAGTGCATCTGTTTCATTTCTGCTGGCGTCATTTCCATCTTGGTTCTCCTTAATTAGAATGGTGAGAGTAATAGTAATGGGAAAGTAACTGCCTTTCTTGATAGGGACTCGCTGCGCTCGTCCTTAATTAGAAGGGTGTATTATTTCCTACTACCCTACAGGTTGAATCGTAAACACCTATTACCTTACGGAGGTTTGTCAATAGATGCCAGTACTCGTTTCGGACATCCTCTCCATAGGCTACACAGTCCAGTAAGTCATCCCTGTTATCCTTCTTTCCTATCTTGTAGAGAGAAGCTTGCCAAGTATAGTCTCTTCTAGCAGCGGCATCCATTATGAAGTAACTCTTAGCATAAAGGGCTTGGACAAAGAGTCGAATTCTAGATTCCTTGCTTCTACCATGAGGTTGCAAGGGAACTACTGTCATTCCTTGGATCCCACTCTCCTTGATGAAATGGGAGAGCCAGAACCCTAGAGTCTGCTGGTAACCTACATCCTCGACTGCGATGAGAGAAGCTCCATGCCTTATGGCCATCTCTAAGGTTCTCTTTATTAACTCTTGTGGGTCTATTATTCCTCTTGAGATTTCTGCCACATATCCTAGATTCTCGTGCTTATAATGAACTGCTATTACGTTATCATCAGAAGTCTTTCGGAAACCTGCGGGGTCAATTGTTATGAAGACCCCGTCAGGGTCTTCTATTGTTTCGAACGGGCAATCTGGAAGAGGATGAGGTAAAAGAGAGAGTGCAATACTCTGTGGGTCATTCATTACCTCAGCAAACCAGATATGGGAAAGTCCTAGTTGTTCATCGTGTTCATAGGATTCCATTAGTTCTTCAAGAGAGAAGAGTTCAGGCCAGAGAGGTACTCCTGTTGAGAGGATAGCTCCCGTTACCATACTAATCCATCTTGAGTTTTCTTTGAACTTGTTAAGAATGCACTGATCTGAGTACATGTTTCCTACATAGATTATTAGTCTATCTCCTCGAGGAGCTATTGCTTTGAAGATGGTACCTACTAATTCTTTAAGGAGAGTATCTCTTTCTGTAGGAGACTCGTCATTCTTTCTAGTCTGTACGTCATCACAGAAGATTAGGTCTGGCCTGTGGTTCTTGAGGTTCAAACCCCGAATACCAGCTGACCATCCTCGTGCTACTATAACTACTGATCTTCCATGATAGGCAGCTTTCTTGGTATCAGCAGAATCTATTGCTAGGCCTGCTTGCCAATCTCCATAGATTGCTGTCATGTTATCAGAAGAAAGAATGTCGTGGATATCGGCTAAAAGGGAGTCCGCGAGGTCTGCATTAGAACAGATAATGAGAGGAAATGAAACTTTGTCGTAGACTATGAGCCAAGAGATTAGAACCTTGATGAAGGTAGTCTTAGCATGACCTCGGGGAAGCCCTAGAGCAAAGCGCATGAGCTTGCCTACGTCTACTATATCTCTTGCTGTTAGGAGTTGCCAGATAGCAATATAAAAAAGAGGAAGAGAATAGAGGGAAACTTCTGGCATCGCGAGAGCGGAGAAGAAGTTAATATCAGTCCTGCCTCTTTCATAGGCTTCTGTTATAGAGACATTTACATCCTCTGTTTGAACTATCTTCTCCACAGAGGATGATTCTATTAAATTGGAAGCAGCAAGACTCTCCATCTTAGAGGTCTATTTCTTCTTGAAGATTTGCTGCAATGCTTTCTTTTGGTTCTGCAATACTTGAGCTTTGCTCATGATATTCTCCTTCTTGTTGTTCGATTTGTTCGAGTCCTTCCTTCTGGTTCTTAAGAGAAGAGAAGAGATTGGTAACAGCAGTAGACGATAGGGGCGCAAGGGTCTGGTCTCCTATGGAGATTACTTCTTTATTAGTAGTCATCTCAAAAGTTCTACTGGGAACTGCATGATTAGGAAGAGTGATGGAAACCACGACTTGATTAGTAACTCCTACGGAGTTAAGTGGCGTCGCTATTCTTGTCTTCATCTTCTCTTGTCTATCTCCTACTACTCTTAGGGCTGCTGTTACATCCCTTAATTCAGACATTGGAGCCATCTCCATCACCTGTGCTATTAGGGCGTGTTCTGCAGCGGAGTATTTGGCTGAGAGAGAAGTCTCTTCTATGTCTGTTTTATTTACTTCTTCAGCCTTATCTGCAAGGAGAAGTTTAAAGGATTCTTCCTGCATTAGTTGGGAGATTCGGGCCGGGGTTACTCCAATGATAGTAGCAACTTGGCCTGGTTTTAATCCTGTTGAAAGGAGAGAAGCTATTCTTGGCCTGTTCATTCTAATTCACTCCTTTCTAATTCTGGTTATTTGTTGATTTGTTAAAGGGATAGTAGTTCTACTAGGAAGAATAGTCAAGAGGTAAATGCTGGATTCCGGTAAAATTTTAGGAAAATTTATTAACCTTCATTGATAGCACGCCCAAAGTGGAAAGTAAAAAAAGGCCACTACCCCTCCCTTCTTTATTCTAGGCAATAAACTTAAATCATGGCAATAAAAAACCCCTCCGAAGAGGGGTTAGTCTAATCTTTCCGTTTTTTACTTGCCCGAATCCATTAGAGAAAGCAAGTGTTTCTATTACTTTTACAAATCATTATCATCCAGTTCAACTGTACCCGAACACAGGTCATTCAATGTGGTCAGGATATTGCTGTATTTGGTTGCATCTTCTGGGGTTGCTTCCATTACGAACTGCTCCAACTGAGCAGCCAAACCCAAACGGCGGGCTTCACTGGACAGGGCAATAGTTGCACGGGCTTTTACCATACCAGTATAGAGAGCCTGAACAGCAGCCGACTTACCGGACTTCGTTGACAAGTATTTCGAGAAATCCGCAATGAACTCGCGGGCTACTGCCAAAGCTGCGCCACTACGCTCAGCAGTTGCGATCAGTGCTGCAATATCAGCAGGAAGAGCAGCTTGAGTCCCCTTGTTACGGGCGTTCGCCATAATTGCGGCTTCCAATGCATCCTCTACGTACTGAGCAGCCTCTGGCGAATGGGCTTGCATTTCTGCAACGGAATAGACTGTTACATCCAATTTCACTCCCGTCTTTTCACGTTTGTTTGAACCGTCAGCCTGACGCACTGTGGATGTCAACTCAATAGTAACTGTTTTCATTTTTAAAGCTCCTTTTAATGTGAGGGGTTTGGACTATTCCAACTTGCCCTCCTTTTTACTTCTTGCTACTTCTCTATATTAGGGCTTGTAATTGTTATGCTATACTCCCCCTTGGTAGACTTAGACATTACACTTACGCATTCCTCTATACACTTTTTAAGCTGTTTCGTCTCAGCCTCGGTTAAGGGATACTCAGTATCTACAATCACTTGACTGATTCTGGTAGTTGCCATTTTTTATACTCCTTTAGATTGGTTAAATTACCCTCTTTTTTACTCCTTACTGCTGGCCTGTAGTTATCGGGCAGGTGTTCATATTACCACAACTAGAAAAGAATGCAACTCTTTTCTAAAATTAGTTTCTTGCCATGAGCCATAGATCAATCTGCAAAGTTGAAACGCCATTCATTCTTGCATATTCAATAGCTGTATCAGTTCCGAAAATGTTATTCATTCTGTCGAATTCGCCCTTAGAGAAACGAATAAGGCCTTCGGCCTCTGCCTTCTTAGTGGCCTCCTCATAGCGTTTAACTGCGTCTCTTACCTCTTTCGATGCTTTGAGATAGGAATTGGAAACAACGGGAATCGTTGAGATTGTCTTGCTCTTTGGAATCATTAGAGTAGTGGAAAACATTTTAGTTCCTTTCGAGTAGTTAAGAGGAAGTAGAATCCTCAGTTATATATAAGCAGTTATCATGCCAATTATCTTGTTTCCTTGTTAGTATTTTCTAACTCCTTGAAGTAGAAGGGGAAAACGTGGCCTTTGGGCATTCTGCTCACTTCGTTCGCAGCAGGATTCTATTAGAATAGTGACGAAAATGGGCATAAGGGTGACGCAAATTGCGTCACTTTCTAGCATGTTAGTATTGGCTAACTGTAAGGGGACTAGAATAGATGCTATATATAAGGAATAAACTAAGGTAGGAACTCCGAGTGGAAACTCCGATGGATAAATAAAATAGCCCCCCCCCATGAGTCGAAAGTGACCTCGTCCCCCTCGCCCCCAAAACGTGACCCCAAAACCGCACAGTCTAAAGAAGTGTTAGTCTAGTAGTCAGTTAGTCTAACCAGTAAGAGCCAGTCTAGTATCCTATCCAGTCTGTTCAATAGGGGTATATCCAATTTTTAAATTTTTAATAGGGGGTTGTGTATAAGAGAGTATATAGACTAGATAGAAGGAAGGAGAGACTAATCTTTACCCTTAGACTAATCTTTACCCTTAGACTAATAAACAGATGTATTCCTTCTAACAGTAAGGGACAGACTAAGGGAATTGTTGAGGTGTTTTTTGGGGTGGGTGGGGACGAAGTCGAAAGTCACTAGGTGGGGGGTACATGAAAAAATATTTTCAAAAAACCCGCCCAGAGTTTCAAAATTGTGGTAAGATGCAAAGGTTAAAAATCACAAAAGGAGGAATCAGAATGCCTACTAGCGAAACTACTAACACCAGTAAGATTATAAGAGTAGTAAAGGAAACAGCCGAAGAGAAAGAAAAAGCCCTTGTCAATAAGATCCTAATGAGGGAAAGAGCGAAACTGGAAGCTAAGAAAATCCTAGCAGAAGAAACAAAGAAACAGAAGGAAGAAGCAGAATTAGAAAGAATCCTAGCAAGTAAGAGAATAGCAGCAGTGGCCAAAGAAGTATTCAAGCAGGAAGAAATAGATAAGGAGTTCTTAACAAAGAAGGATGAAATTATTTGGAAGGAGCAAGTAAAAGAGAAACTAGAGAATAGAAAGAAGGAAACAGAAGGGGAAAGAAAAGAAAGGGAAACAAAGGAAGAAGAGGAACTAAGGAAGGCAGAAGCAGAAATTTTTGCAGAATTCGGAAACGAATAGTTTTAATCCATTAGTCAATTAGTCAACAAAGGAGAATAAAGAGATGAACTCAAACAAAGAAATGAACATAAAGAATGCTTCTAAACTTCTAACAGAAAGAGTAGAGAATAAGCTCCTCGCAATCTGTTCAATAACAGGATTAGCAATCACAATAGACTCCCCGGTAATAGAGGGAAGTAATGGAGAGATAATGGCAATGGAATATGAGAATCCTATTGCAAGAGCAGAGAACTTCTTGAAAATCTCACTACTTCCTTCTGAACAGTTGAAGAAATTCCCTCAGTCTATTTTAGCTGGTATTCTCCTAGCAATCTATAAGCATTCTGAACTTGTAGAGGATGGAATGAGTGCAGCAGCTCAGAATCTATCACTTCAGTCTGTATTCCCCTCGACATTAGTGGAATCAATTAAGTTCTTCTCTTCAATAGAGGATTTAGGAAGGAATAAATACTTTCCTAAACTTTCCCTTATTCCTAAGGATGAGAATGAACTACAAAAGAGTTCTGTAACCAATGTAATAAAGAACTATCTGAAAGTCTGCTATGCTATTCGTTATCCAGTAGTAGAAACTAAAGAACTTAGTGAGATTAACTCAGAACTGGCAGGAATAACAATATACAAGAAGTTGAGCAATACAAAGAAAATCGCTGAGGCTATTCTAAGAGCAAGGAAAACAAAAGAAGCAACACAGAAAGAACTTCTAGTAAGAGGAAGGAAGATAACAAGGGAACTAGCAGAACAGAAGGTTCTTTCTGATAAACTTGTTTCTTTCCTTAAAATCCTCTTCACTGGTGATTATCTTCTAACAGCAGAATTGGAGCTAAAAGATAGAATCTGTAAGGCTCTTCTAAAACACGAGGGGAATCAGAAGGCACTGGAATTAGTTAAGATTATCAATGATAATGCTAACAAGAATGAAGTCGAATCCATCTTCAAGAAAGAAGAAGATAAGGAAGTCGAGGAAGAACTGGCAGAAGTAGAAGAAGAACAGAAGCCTAAATTGAGTTTTAAAGAACTTCTGGCAATGAAGATGGGAACAAAGGAAGCCGGGCGAAGCGAGGCAGGTTCTCCCTTTCAACAAGAAGAAGTAGAGCAAGATGAACAGAAGGGAGACTACAATGAATTCAACTAATTCAACTCCTTTGATTCGCCAGACTTTCGGAATAGTAGATCAGAAGACAAAGAAACTATACGAGGATATTATAGACT